TATTCTTTTGCGTCTGTTGACACCTGGGACTCTTCGGGTTTTGGCCCTGGCCTCGGTTTCAACGACGAGAAACTCGAACAACTTTTGGCTCTGTTGCGCCGGTTCCGTCGCCCTTGTGGTGTGGATGCTAGCGCTTGGGACTGGCATGTGACATGGTACCTGATGATGGCCTTCGTGGTCACACTTGGTGGCATCGGTTCTGATTGGTGGTTTAGTATGGCTTGCAAGCTGACTTTTCTCCAGTTTAACCCTGTTTGCGTACTTCCCAACGGAGAAGTCGTGTGTTTTGATGTTCCTGGTCTCATGCCTTCGGGCTGGTACTTGACTGGGCACGCTAACACGCGCATGGCTTGCGTGGCCGCTAAATACGCTACTGATCCTGATGAGCTGGCAGCAGCCATGGGCGACGACACTAATCTTGAAGGTGACGGCTATGAGCCGGCCAACATCATGTCTCGTTACCTTGAACTCAACCAGGAACTACACCAAATGGAAACACCAGAGGGCCGAGTGATCGAATTTTGTTCACATCGGTTTGACCTTGACAAGGGCACGATTCAGTTCCTAGGGCATTCAAAGACTATTACGAAGTTTCAGTTTACTGACTCCGCTTCGGTCGATGATTTGGCTCTTGCTCTTCGTCTTAGTCCGGTGGCACACGCCGTACTCGATGCAGTCGGCTATGCGGATGACTCGCCACTTAGAGCCTATGTGACTGAGTCCGCGCGCAGGTGGGGCGCGCAAACAGATCAGACTGGTTCGTCTTTTGCATTCCCAACACGGCTCCGATACCGATCTCTCGAGTTTGGTGGTCCGAGCACTGCAAACAACTTAGCGTCGAACTTGTTTTCGACTGCGACAAGCCCTTTACTCCGGACTGGGTTCTCATTCAACACCCCGACGGAGCTTATCTCGGGCGTTTTGATGCCTCCGCCACACGAGAAGAGTGGCGAAAAGAAGAAGGTCAAAAGCCTGGAGCATGTGGTCCAACAGCTTCAGTCCAAGGCCAAGAAACACACCAAGGCTAACAAGAAGCC